CGTCGTTTCAAAATAAGCTGCCAATCTAAAATCCCACATCAAATTCATCAACCAATCGGCTGCTATCGATGTTATTTGCGCCTCCGCTCCTATAGGATACAAAGGATGGGAATACAAAAAAGGTAATTCTATCTCCCAACTACTCTGATCAGTGATTGGAATTAAAACCGGATCCTTAGAAAACCAATCGGCTGCCAATATTCCCTTTCCTGCAAACGCCCACGGCATTCGACTCGCTTCTATCGCCCCATACTGCTGCGGGAGTGACGTCAAAACAACTCGCACACGAACCGCCGTAAATGAGAAATATGTATAATGTTTAAGTATCTCCACAATTGCTTGATGTTCCAGTAATTTTTTCATTGGATAAAGCTGAACTATGGCTCCATCAGTAAAATTTGAATCTGCTATTTTATACTCTCGAGAGAGTTGTTGATTGGGACTCATAGACGTTGTTGGGTTTTCGACCCATGTTGCCTCTCTTTCTTTTAAAATTTCTTCTACTTGTTCTAAAGAGGTCAAAGCGGTAACTTCCGCTGCATTAACTTGTTGGTGACCTTCAAGTGCGTCACCTACACTTTCGCTTGACATTTGTGATGTAGCAATCGGAATTAAATCTTTACCCGCACCTATCCGATTAATAAGCGCGAGTGATTAAGGTGGTCTTTAGAAAGAGCGCGCTCCGGAACTTTGACCAAGCTCCGTGCATGCATTCTCTTCCGCTGCCCTAATAACAGAGGGACTTAAATTTCCTGCAATATACCGTCTCATCCACATCTTCCAGGGCTTAATTTTAATGCCTGTAATCTGCTTCTTTTCACATAACTCCTGTATCAGGTCTACAAATCGATCATAGTCCTCTTTTCCATGCATAAACATTTCCCGAAAAGCGGTCTCTATATTTTGTAGTAACTGAGTCTCATATGTATTTTCTCCAGTCGGTTTCCTTAACCATCCTAACATTCCATATATCGACGCCTTGGAAAGCGGCGCCAAGACATATTGAATCCCATAATACTGGAATGGAGCAAAACCTCGACACAAAAACTCAATCTCTCCCATTTGCATGAAAGGTGTGACTACTTCTCCCTTAGCGGAAGTGGTGTAGTTCATACCACAATATTTTCTAAACGCTATCGAAAGCGTCAACATGTTAAACCAACTTGCTTGCGGTGAAACTTTCCCAAAATTATCATCTCCATAGAAAACAAAACGAACCATTGTTTTCCACTTATACGATCCTTCCACTTTTCTTTTGAGAAAATTAAACAAGCCCCTATGTATACAATAATTTACAAATGTATTAAATAGAGAAGTTGCAAAATGGCCTGAGGAAACTCCTCTGTTAATAACATACACTCCATTCATGTAAACAAAAGAAACTCCAACCACTGAACTGGCGATATTTCTTAAAATACATCCTAACCGAGAGGTTAGCGAACAACTGTAACATTCGCACAACCAAACATGAAACAAATGAGTCCAAAAATATAAAACTGAGCGATCCCAACCTTTACAGTCGGCCGCCATAAAATTTTTCCCTTCAATTTGATTTATAAACTCAAACAATCTCGCCCACTGGTCCCCCAATGGATTAATTCCTACTGAACAGGCTTGACCCACCAAATGCCGTTTCATCTTTGACATAATTGGGCCCAAATACATCTTAGTCAAGATACATAACGAAAGAACTGCAACCATAAAGAGTCTAGTCGCACCCTTGTCAACCTTCTCTAACGTAGTTAATTCATCTTTTGGGCAAATGGTTGCTGCACACTGGATCGTTTTCTCCGGATCTGCGGCC